AAATTTTTCTTACTCATGTGAATCCTTTACAAGTTTAATAAGTTCTGTACGTAGTCTATCTTTAAGATCTACTAAGGTATGTTGTATACCTAGCATGTACTTGTAATCTTCCATAGAAGAAGTACCCTGCATAATCTGAGAAGTATTAGCTTCTATAGATTCATCAATAATTTTTTCTAATCTGTCTTTGTAGTCGTTGGCTGTAGCCATATTACCTCCTGTAATAGTGAGGGGGCATTACGCCCCACTCATTTATTTTATTTTTATTTCCTTTGGTCTCTTCCCCTCAGGTACAATTTTTTCTAATTCAATAGATAATAACCCATTCTCAAATTTAGCATCATTTACTACTACATCATCTGCTATTGCAAACGTACGAGTAAAAGCGCGTTGAGATATGCCACGGTGCACGACATCGCTGGTTTCTTCTTTATCATTATCCTTAGATTTAATTGTTAAAAAATTATCCGCGTAATCAATTGATATATCTTTCTTACCGAAGCCAGCTAGTGCTAGATCAATAGAATATTTTAAACTATCAATTTTACGAATATTATATGGTGGATAATTAGGAATATCAAAATTAAGACTTTCAAGTCTTTCCATTAAAGATTCAAACCCAACTGTTAAGGGTTTGTATGGTTCCCAATTTACTAGTGTTTTAATCATAATAACCTCCTTGTTAAGCGAAATTAAAACGTGACTCCTTTCGGCAGTCAAGATTATTATACACTATCTTATAGGGACTGTCAAGGTTACTTTAGGTGTTTCTTCTTCTACTGTTACTTCTATACTAGGTTTTGTTTTCTTTGACACACCTTTACACATTTCTCGCACAGTGGCAAACTCAGGACCTAATTCTAGTTCTTGGTATTTACCACAAACAGATAGAAGTTCTAGCTCTTGACGTAGTCTATCATTTTCTTGCAGTAAACTTATTGTATCATTATTACAAGTTGATTGTAAAGGCCAGCTGAAACGTATACCTACAGTTCCGTTAACGTCATCACTATAACTATTATAATTGTTATCGACATTACCATCACCATCTAGGTACATACTCTTGCCATCTTGCCCCCTTAGTTCTGTGTATAGTTCTATTCTACCACGCTCACAGCTACTGTTGCTATTACCTAAGTAATCATTTCTAGCATGGGCACTTGATGCCCAACTAAATATTAGTACAAATATTAATATAAGAAATATCCAGCGCATTAGTATCCTCCAGAAACAGTGTTCTCTAGATCTTTCATATCGTATTTAAATTGTCTTATTGAATCTGTATTAGTTCGTACTATTTCCTCTATTGCTTGCATCTCTGCCTCGGATGCCAATTTGTATGATCCATCACGCAATGCTGATACAATGCCCTCAAGCCTGCCAACCCATGACGCCATTTCGGCCATTTCTTTGACTAGCTCTTCCCTAGCTTCTGCNTAGTTCTTAGAGTTTCTACCTGTTTTATCGTTAAAAATAGTGTGAATATTATCTATATCTCCNTAGATACGTTGTTCTAAATTCTTTACTTCCACTGTAAGTAAAGCAATTGCATCTGTACTTGCATCTATTTGTGTAGTAATTTTACTTGTGTAATTGAATGCTCCATACGTGGCTGCCAAGATAGACAATACCACAGGAATGGATGCTATGTATTTTAACATTTCCCCTCCAGGTTTGTTTAATTATTAATATTTATCTTCAATGATTTTGTAAATTTTTAAGTTACCTTCTGAATCAGGACGTAGTTCTGCTTTAACTTGTCCACATTCATAACGAATAACATTTGATCTGTTATCAGATAAATTGCGCTCAGCTTGACGTTTAGCTTTTAAACATTTTGATAAACCATCTGTCATCATATGCCCGTCTAATGAACCATTAACAAACATACAGAGAGAAAAAACTATACTAATGACTGGTTCCATTATTCCTCACTTTGTCTTTTAATGATTCTACATCTCGTTGTAGTTTAGCTACTTGATCTTTTAAAAAATTAATATTAACTGTGTTACTCATCATTGATTCCATTTCAGTTTGCATACTTTCTAATTGTTCTGCCATAAATTCTATAAGCATGTATTGTTCTGAATCCGCAGGTAACGTACCCATTTCACCGCGTGGCCATTTAATTCTAAATTCTGTATTCTTTTCTAAGTCTTTCTCTGCTAAAACTAATGAAGTTTCTATTGTTGTAACTCTTGCTATTACTCCAAAGTATGCCCATACTCCAATCGCTACAGCAACTACTATGCTGAGTAAATTTCTTATTGGCATATCTATTGACGTATTGTCGCTTACTTTCATGATCCTTTTTTCCATTTCTTAGATGGTGATTTAGTTTTACTTGGACTCCACTTTACCTTGTCAGCCCAATACGCCGCAGACATTTTGCCTTTGGATATATTCTTTGCATGTCTAGATTTAAAAGCTTTACGTTGTCCTACTGTTTGATTAGTCTTTACTCCTGATTGACCAAACCTAATTGTTTTAATCTTGTCACCTTCTTTAGCTACAACTATATGTGACTTACCACTGCCGTCGCTTAAACGTTTAGGTTTATTAAAACCAGATACGCCAGCTCTCTTTAATCTTGAGTCAGGTTTTTTCACTTCTTAGTTTTACCTTTTTTAACTATAGTCTGTAAAGTTTTAGCTTGAGCTGCATGTGATTTAGATGCTTTCTTTAAACCTTTAATAACTTTTTTTACTTTACTTTTTATTTGCTTTTTCATGTTCTATACTTTTTTGTTTTCTTTGCTATTGACTTTGGTTGCTTTGAGAATTGTTTTCCTTTTTTCTTTGCTGCTTTCTTGGCTTTTGTAGTCGCGGCATATTCTGCTGAGCTCAATGCTTTGATAGCTTTCTTTGGTAGGTATCTTTCTCCAGTAACGCTTGACTTCTTCCCAGACTTCGTTTGCCACTTTTGTTTGCCCCAGTTTTTTAAACTTGTTTGTGCTTTAGTTAAAGCCATTACTTGTAACCACCGCCAGCAGCTTTATATTTCTTTGCTACTAGTTGTGCTTTTCTAGCAGACCATTGACCTGCTTTAGTACCATGAGTAGCCGCCGACTTAACTTGTGATACAATTCTTTTACGTAATCCAGGTTTAGTATATGGATTAGCTTTTTTTGATTTTGCTTTTGCTGCCACTTTTTTTCTTCTTTGTTTTGACGCTAGCTTCTGCTTCCCATCGCTTAGCAATCTTAGGATGATTAGCGTGAAGATAGCGCCGTTGTTTAGCCGATTTAAAAGGCATTACTTATTGATCTTGCCTTTACCTTTACCACCACCAAACTTACCGTAAGATTCATCACGGCTTGCTTTTAGTTGTTTCTTAGTTCTTTTCTTTTTAGAACGCATAGCAATAGATTCATCTTTTCTATCTTTATAGCCTTGTTCTTTCTTTTTCTTAGTAGTTGTTTTCTTTTTCATTTTAGTTCCTGCAGGTTTTGCATAATCCATTGGTTTATTTCTTTGCAACGCAGGTTGTTTATATGCTAAATTTGGCATAATATACTCCTTATATTTTAGTTATCTTAACCGCTGCATCCATTGTCTTAGCAGCATCTTTTGCCATGTTACTGGCAAAACGCATTTCCGCTTCTTTTAATCTAAGCGCACGATCCTCATCCTCGTTTTCATCCGTTGTCATAAGTTTCGCTTCTTCAAGATCCATCTTGTCTTGATGTATCTTAAGTCTGTTCATCTCACCTTGCGCACGCAATGCAAGATCTTGTTTCTGTAAATCCATTCTTTCTTCTTCAGGACTAGGATTTTCACCAGCCATGATCTTAGCTTTCTCTTCATCAAACTGTAATACTTTATCTGAAGCATTAGCTGCCATCATTGCAATTTGGTTTTGCATTTCCATAGGAAGTGGTTGTCCTTGTTGCTGAGCCATCATCAACGCTTGTTGCATTTGTGGATCATTAATCATCTGCATCATTTCTTGTTGGTACTTCATAGTTAAATGTTCAGTTATGTGTCCCATTAATATTTGTTGCAGTTGTGGATTTTCTTTATAAGCAGGATTACGTAATATAGTTCCATGAGTTACAATATGTGCATCATGATTCTGATCCATCTGCGCTTGTAAAGGCATACCTTTCATAGCAGCCATGTTCTCTGATATAGGGTTAGCTGACATAGGTTGTTGCGATTGTGCTAGATATCTTTGAGGTTCTTCTACTCCCATAGCAGCAAACAGTTCCATACTAATTTGTTGCATGTTATATGCAGCTGGGTTCTGTTGAGCTATAGACATGATAGCATTTATCTTTGCAATCCTATGTGCCTCTGTAGGCATGTTAGGATCTGATACTGGAATAACATCAATTGATTTTAAATTGAAGTCTTCTCTGAAAACTTGCTGTGCACCACCTGCGACTTCATAAGGATACATATCTGGAAGATATTCGCTATCTATTCTAGCGAGAATACGCAGGTCTTTGGATTGAGCAGCATGTAAGCGTTTGTGCACAGCGTTGAATAACTTTGAAGATTGCTCTAACAAAGCCATTGTAGTACCGACTGGACCGTAGTTAGAACCTTGTTCTACTACACTATCTGTCGCATCGGCAAACTCTTTTGCAAGATTAGTAACATATTGCATTAAGTTAAATAAAGTTCCTGATGGTTCTTTAAATGGTAATGGTTGTAATGACTTAGCCAAATCTCCTGCTGGGCTATTTACTTCTCTCCATTCACCTGGTGATATAGGCTCATCAGGGGCAAGTACACGAAGACCGTGTGCCTTGAATCCCCCTGGTAAGTTTGCAAAGGTTCCAGCGTCAATAAGCTGACGCATAGAGGAGGTAGCAGTCTTAGTAAGACCGCCTATTAAGTGTAAATATCCATAACCATAAAAACCTAAACCTGGAATCATTGTGTAATGTGTGAAGTACATTTTCTTTTTCATCAACATATCTTCTTCATCCCAGTTTCTTCGTATGCTTAATACTTGCTGGTCTTTAGTCATGTGAACAATGTATGGAAGTTTTAATCCATCTTCATTTTCAAAACCTGGTAAATCTATATTTGCGTGTATTTCTAAAATTTCTACTTCATCATCTAATTGTCCTGGTTGATTTCTACCAACAATTTCATTTGCTGTTTCTGTAGCTGCGTCTTCGTCAATTTCAGTTTCCATAACTTCAATGTCACGGAACATACCTGCTAATTGTAATTTTCTAACTTCATTTTGTGAGAGTACATATCTGTGTGTAAATCTTTCTGCAGTTTCTAAATCAGATGCATAGTAATCTATATAAAAATCACTAGCTTTAATATATTCTGTACGTGCTCTTTGTAATGTTGGGTCCCAATATGTTTTCTTAAATGCCGTACCATACAATGATACATAAAATAATAAACGATCTAGTTCAGGACCGTACTCGGGCATTTGTATTTGTGTTTGCCAATTCATAAACTGACGAACACGACTTGCCTGTTCTTGTTTTTGCATAGTGTCCACTCCGATTATACGCGTACGGACAGGACCTTCTGTTGGAAATAATTCTTTATATGTTTTTGCTTGAAACTTTACAACTGCTTGTGCTAGTACAGGGTGAGTTGCTCCACATGCCCCCGGGAAAGGTTCATCACCTTGTTCATCTGTAAATCCTAATAGAGTTACACCTTCTTCTGCAATGTTATCATAGTCACTACGTGAATCTTTGTCACGTTCATAACCCTCTATTAATTCATTTGCTACTAATTGTAAATCTTCTTCAGATATGAGTTCTGTTAAGTTAGCATCAAACTCATCTTCTACCATTTCTTCTTCGTCAAGTAGACCCATTGCTTCAGCAGCTTCTAGTTCTGCCTCATCTGTTAATTCTACTTCTACTTCTTGTGATTCATCAGGCATACGTACGCCCGATATTACTTCGTCTAAATCTATTTGCTTTTCAATTGCCATTTTGTATCCTTGTTAATAGTAAAGTCCACGTTTTTTACTATATGCTGCTTCTTTTCTATTATATACTCTTTGCTCTGCCTTGTCAACCCACGTATTGTCACTATGCTCTATGTAACCACCATTACGCATCCACAATAAAGCTTGTGATACTGTATCCATGTAGTCATCATGGTTCCCTGTTGGAAATACTCGAGCTTCTTCCATGACTTCATGTGCCCATGTTCTGTCATGTGGTGCATATATCCTACCATTGTGGAATAATGCAGTAATTGCGTACACTCTTGCCACTTTATCTCTGTCTGGGTTGAACTCAAAGATAGGAAGTCCTGTCATTCGCAGGTCTTGTATCAAGGATTGCCCCGATGCCTTCTTCTCTATGAGTATTGAGTCAGGTTGATGCTGTTCATACTTGTCTATTGCCTTTTGACGTAGCGTTGGGTAGTCCCATCTGCCCCTTTCTGCTCCTAATAGACATAAATTGGGGGCAGATATCCCATCCCCAAATACACCCCACGTAGTTATTGCAGAATAATCGGCTGTTGTCCTAGTTGAGAACGCTGTATCCCATGATTGTATAATATAATCACACTCAGGTGCGTCATCCTTAGTCCAATCCTGCCACCATTCCGCTTTAATTATGTTTCCTTCTTCTGATGAAGGCGCTTGTCCATACAATGCGTCAAACTTAAACCCGGGCGTGTTGTTTTTAGTCCTAATTATGTCCGAAGTTGTCCAACAAAACCCACCTTCTTTGTCAGGTGCAGGCCAAAAGGACTCACCTAGCTTTAATTTAGTAAAGTCTTGGGACAAATATCCTTGTTTTATTAGCTTTTTACGCGCAGGTTCTAAAGTTTCTAAAGATTCTGTAGTATTTAGGGCAGGTATGCGTACTACTTCCCACTTATCTGCCATAGGAGCTGACTCTTGTTGCTCAAGTAAATAACCTGCTAGGTCTGTTTCATGCCATCTAGTCATAACTAATACAACTTTACCACCAGGCATAAGCCTTGTACGTAAACCTGAGGCATACCATGAGTTTAAACTGTCACGTCTAGTCTTTGAAAAGGCATCTTGCTCTGATATAGGATCATCAATGATTGCCAAGTGTGCACCAAACCCTGCGATACCTGAACCAGAACCAGCTGCTAGGAATGAACCTGCTTGTTTCTTCTTATGTTCAAGCGCCCATGAGTTTGCCGCTCTGTTATCTTTACGAATATTTATTTGTGGGAATATAGATTTGTATGCATCCGTGTTTATGATGTCACGAATAGCACGACCAAACCTTGTAGCTAAATCATCACTGTGTGATACTGCTATCTCTTGCCAGTATGGATTACGACCGAGCGCCCATGCTGGAAAGTATGTAGATGTAATTAATGATTTACTAGAACGTGGTGATATGAAGATCATGAGACGATCCGTCTCACCCTTCTCTAATCTCATTAGTTGGTCACACAACACTCTGTGATGCGGACCAATACTGAAAGAAGGATTCATTAGCATTACAAACGCTAAGAGATCGTCCCTTGCTTGATGGATGGCTAGCCTTGTGGCTGCATCCCTATCTTCACTTGTTAACGACATACGCAATTCCGCCCCATAATGCTAGTTGCATATATAGGTTTGTCGGAGGATTGGACGCGTCGTATTCCTCTAGTGTTGGCGTTAATACGCGAGTACCCATACTATCTCCTGTGTTAGTTGGTTCTATTTACTTTTTTTATTCGAAACTTTGACTGTCTCTCCAATAGTTGGTGTACCATCTGGAAGATTATAAATATCCCATACGTGTACGCCTTTATTGTAGTCATAGTCTTCTGCTTGAGTCGACCAAGTATATGTTCCGTTCTTACCTGCTTTAGCACTAGATGTATATCTAGTGTTATTGTAAGGACCATTTACTGGATGTGACTTAACTTCTTTTATAGCCATGCTTTCCTCCCTAAAATTTTATTTTAAATCCTGCACTGATTTTACCACTGCTGGGATCATAGCTCGCTGAGAAACCTTTAGGAACTTTCTCTTTGATCTTTTGATAACCTNCGGTTGCGCCTGGTATTTTACTAACACCGTAGCCTAATGCCCCCGCGGCTAATTTCTTTACAAAGTCTTGAGACTTGCTTTGAACAAAATCTCTAGCTTCGTTAACACCCATGTCTTTCCGTTGGTTAGACATTAATACTTTGGCA